CTTGATATAAATTACTGCGAGAAAACCCACCCTGCCCTAATGTCGACTGAACATCTTTGGAAGTGAGAGTTTGTATATTGGGTATATTAGGCATTTCTAAATATTAATACAGCCTTTGTTATTAAGTATTTAGATGTCATATAAAGGAAAATTTCAACCATCATACCCCAAAAAGTATAAGGGCAACACATCAAACATCATTTATCGGTCACTTTGGGAACGAAAGTTCATGATGTATTGTGATTTGAATGAGAATATTATTGAATGGGGGTCTGAAGAAATAGCGTTACCATATCGTTCTCCATTAGATAATCGAGTTCATCGGTACTTTCCAGATTTTTATATTAAAGTTAAGGAAAGTAATGGATCAATCAAGCGATACTTGATAGAGATTAAACCAAAGAAACAAACTGTAGAACCAAAAGTTCAGAAAAGAAAAACAAAAGCATATATCTACGAAGTTACTGAATATGCTAAGAATATGGCAAAATGGAGAGCAGCAGAAGAGTTTTGTAAGGATAGAATGTGGGAATTTAAAGTTTTAACCGAAGATGAATTAGGTATTCGCTGATGGCATATCCAACAGACGACAATTCAAATCGTATTCGTTCTGTAATGGATGGTGTTATCGGGACAGAAGATCCTGATGATTTAATGCTTAAATTGATATCAGTATTAGAGGAAGGTGGGAAGATTCCAGAATCTGGTAAATACTATGTTTTTGTGTATCTCCCCAAAACTCCAAATATTAGATTCGATCAGAATCCTCTAGTGGCAGTTAGTGATGTCTTCTCCTGGGGGTTTAGGGGACTTAATTTACACTGGGGAAAAGTAAGGCAATATACTTGGAGTGAGATAGTTGGAGGTATCTACGAAATATCATCTGAAGAACTTGCAGATGCTAGAGAGATCCCTTTTGCAAAATTCGGTCTAAATAGTTGATAATAGACTAATTGGTTATATTAAATGCCAACAACACCTTCAGGCGGAGTATTAAGATATCCATACGAAGCAATAACAAATACAACGGATTATCTTCAACTGACTATTTTTAAATACGATAAAAAGGTGGGTACGAACCAACTCGTAGATGAAGATCTTTCTAATTCAAATCCATATTCAAGTCAAGGATTTGCAGCACAAGTAGATAAAGCAAAAGTTTTGAGTGACGATGGTGTAATTATTTTACCGATGCCATCTAATATTCAAGATTCCAATTCGGTTTCTTATGAAGGCGGTAGTATGAATGATTTGCAAGCTGATGCACTAACTGGTGTTGGTGCATTAATGGCAGCAGATCTATCAAAACTGGGGTCTAAGGCAGAAGTATTCTCTGAGGATAATAGGAATAAGTTAGAAGGTCTCAGAGATAAATTTACCTCAGGGGGTGCTGACTCATTAAAAGACCTTCTTTTGTCACAATTAGCAGTTAGTGCTGTTAATGTTTTTGGTGCTAATGTTAGTCTAGATCAACTTCTTGCCAGATCTGGAGGTAAAATTATAAATCCAAATATGGAGTTGCTTTTCAATAATGTAACTCTCAGAACGTTTAGATTTTCATTCAAAATGACTCCACGAGATGAAAATGAAGCAACTTCTATCAAATCTATTATTAGATCTTTGAAGAAAAATATGGCAGCAAAAACTCGTAATGACTTTTTTCTAGATACACCAAATATTTTTGAACTTCAATATAAAAAAGGAAATAGACCTCATCCATTTTTGAATACATTCAAAATATGTGCATTAAGTGATATGTCAGTCAATTATACTGGTGAAAATGTATATGCTACTTATTCCGATGGAACACCAATTTCTATGGTAATGACTTTAACGTTTAAGGAATTACTTCCAATTTATTCAGAAGATTATGACTTTAGAGCAAGATTTGATGGTTCAGAATACCCTGAAGATGGTGTAGGTGATTTTCAAAATACTGATCTAATTTATAATACTGAAGGAACTCCACCTAATAAACAACAAACTATAAACGTTCAAGGAGTAGGATTCTAAAATGGGATACTTCAGAGAACTACCAAATTTTGAATATCTTTCACCTCTTTCTGATCGAAACTCAGCATCAGAATATGTAGAGGTAAAAAATCTTTTTAAGAGAGTAAAACTTAGAGAAGATTTTTATAATTCCACTACCAACTTTGACAAATATTATATTAGAGGTGATTATAGACCAGATCAAGTCTCACTTGATTTATATGGATCATCAGATTTAGATTGGGTTGTTTTAATTAGTGCTAACATTGTTAATGTAAGAAATCAGTGGCCACTCAGCACCAATGATCTATATGAATATTCAAAAGATAAGTATGGTGATAATCTTACCTCTACAAGATATTTTAAAACTATAGAAGTGAAGGACAGTAAGGGAAGAATAATCCTCCCTAAAGATCAAATTGTTGATTACAATTTTAAATCACCAAAACCAAAAACTGATGATACACCAACAACATCATATGTTAAGTATTGGGATAGTGGATTAGATTCTGCGGTTACAAAGACTGACATTACACAATCTGTTTCTAACTTTGCTTACGAAACTGAATTAAATGATAAAAAAAGAGGAATATTTGTATTACGTCCAAGTTATCTACAAACATTCTTAATAGACCACAGAAGAATTATGGGATATGCGATTTCTAGTCAATTTATTAATTCTATATCTAAGAGAGCAGAGAATATTAGAGTTAAGTCACCATAAGAGATCTAATTTCTTATCAAACACCATTACATATCGGTGCTTGCGAGATCTTTCTCTCCACTCACCTTTGGAACCTCTAACACTACCCCTAGAGTGTTTAGTTCCGTCTGCAAAATAAAAATCTTTTTTTGATTCTGATAAACCGCAATACTGAAAGTTACAAGCACGATAAATTGTACCAGCATGATGGTCACTATCAGCGTATGAGATAATCCCCCTAACATTGGTTTCCTTTCTAAGGCGTCTAATCGCCTTTGATACGAACCAAGAAGTGATATTGTACTCGCTCTGCTGAGTATTCGGGTGGATGCAGAGTCTGGAGAGTTCAAAGAGTCCTTGCTGTTCATGACGTTCTAATCCAAAAGCACCTTTTGCAATTTCAGGAACAGGGAGACCTGTAAAAATACAGACTCCCTGAATACCGCCTATATTCAGCGGACAAAATTCATTGTTCTTGTATAGACCATAATTATAACCAGATTTAAAGGTTTTGGATATATCCTTCAAATAATGAAACCGCAGAAGTAACTCTGCGGCTTCGGATTTGGTTACACGATCTATCGTATAATCAGATTTCACTAATCAATCTTTCCAACCGCCAGATTTCAACCAATTGTTGTGATGTGGATTATCCCACGAATCACTAATTTCATAAGAAGGCATGATTACTTCTTGAATATATCGGCGGTTTTCTCTGGCAATAGAGAGACTCTCTGCTTCGAGAGTCTTTACTCTACCATCAAGTTGAGAAGACCACCATACTACACCTGCTCCCTGAACTAACAGAAAGGAGACAATAGCAAAGGGGATTTTAAGATCTTTCATCAATCTTCAGCGAGTTTCTGGAAATATGAAAGTGCATCATCATCTTCATCAGAAGAACTGGAAGTAACGATGTCTTCTGCGTTGAAATCACCAGGAGTAGAAGTTACTGCAGGAGCAACACCACGGCGTTCATCATTAAACTGACGCTCTTCCTGTACTGATTCTTCATCTTGGAACTTAGGAGTACCTTTGTTACCAAGAACATAATCAAGACGCTTCTTCAGTTCATCATAGGATTTGAACTGATCGGGAGCAACAAACTCTTCCAGAGAATATTGCTTCTTCCAGATTGCTTCCATTGCATCATCGTCGTCCAAGAGTGCAGATTGTGCTGCAAACTCAGAAGAATCGTAGTTACGATAACCTGCAACGTTCTTTGCCTTCAGTTTGAAGTTAGCACCTTGCCAGAAATCAAACGGATCGATTGCTTCCTCATCTTCAAACTCGGGTTGCATTGCGGCAGTGATCTTATCAAAGATCTTCTTACCGAACTTATACAGCATCACCTTGCCGTCGTTCTCAGGATTAGCAGGATCCTTGACAACGTAGATGTTAGCAATGTAAGTCAGTTTACGCTTCTGCTTACGTGCTTGCTCCTTGCCCGCATCAGTGCCGTTGTTCCACAGCAGTGAGTTGTATTCGGAGACAGGATCTTTCTGCCCCAGAGTGGTGAGGGAGTTCTCGATAAACCAACCACCAGGACCTTGGAAGGCATGGGAGTACAGTTTCACGAATGGAAGATCTTCGCCGTTGGGGGCAGGTAGGAAACGGATAACGGCATATCCATTGCCGCTCTTATCACACTCCAGTTTCCAGAGACGGTCATCTCCTGAACCGCCAGTGTTATTCATTTTCTCAACTTCTTTAACCAGTTTGGCAGTCAGAGAGCCAAGTTTAGATTGTTTTTTAAGGTCTGCGAAAGACATTAGATACCTCGGATGGTTTGGATTTGGTGGATTTACTTAGATAGCATAGCAAGGATGTGCTCAACTGTCAATATGAAGTTTGAGCGTTTCAATTGTTTTTCTCATGCTATCAAAAAGCATATTCAGATCGGTTTCAGGTGGGAATCCCATTGAAGCAACCGATTTACGTAGATTCTCTTTCATCTCAACCGCTTGAGGGTCGTCTGAAAGAGATAACCTAGTATACATCACTTTTTGCTTTTCTAGCAAGCGTGTTAACTTTTCAACGTTTTCCAATTGCTCTTTACGACTCATTATAGAAAATGTCAAAAAAGTTCCATAGATCTCTTCTTGGAGATCATTAATCTCTTTTAACTCTTCTTGAATTATATCGGAATCAAAAAAATCACTCATGAACTATTGACCGTAAAATTTTTTTGTATTGGAATACATCAATATTTATGAAGGGATCATATTTTTTTATTTTTAAACTGATCGTTTCCCACACAGGATCTTTTAATTTTTTATCGAAATTTTTTGAAAAATGGAAAATTCTCTCGTATATTACGAAGGTTTCTAGAGATAATTTCCCGCTTAGAAGTTTTTTTAGAATAATCGGATGTCCTTTGGGACATTTGAATAATTCTTCCAATTTTATCTCCGAGAGTAATTCGTTGCTTTGTTCTCTGAACAAGTAACTCAAACTCTGCTGTCGTTTCATCCACTCGGCGTAGTTTCTTTCGCCAGAATTGATAATTTCGCCAATCCATAGGTTTTGTGGGCTATCGGTGGAAACAAAGTTGGATACAAGGAAATTAACTACTTCCTTATCAGAATATTTACGTGAAGTTTTTTCAAACCAATATTTATCTTTTCTCTTATTAAAAGAGGACACACTTGCGCGTGTTTTTGCACCATATTTGAAAAAATCATACTTTGGATTGGTAAAGTGATTTTTTAAAGACAAATAATGTTGATATGCATCAAATGGGGTCACTTTCTTCATCTACTCTTTCAAATTCATCAATCATATAAACAGGTACAGAATGTTTACCATTAATTCTATACCAATATGTTCCTTCACCTTCACCAATATATTTAAGTTCAGATTCAGGAATATTATGCTCAAACATTGCTCTTTGAATTTTCAAATGCATCAATTCATCACGAGAAATCATAAATCACAGGGGTAATTTTGCACGAGAAGTTTTCTTCATGAAGTTGAGACGGATAGCATCCCACTTCAGACGCTCTTTCAAAGATTTTGAAATGAGTTTCGTTACAGAGTCTACCTCAAGTTCGTTGATTTCGCAATAGTAGCAGATGGCATCGATGTAGTTAAATTTTTCTTCAGCAACAATTTTTTCGATCTCAAGAGCGAATTTTGATGGTGTTAAAAATTTATTCTCAATTGCCTTTTCTAGTTCTTTATTCGGTTCCATAGAGCTCCAGTTTATCTCTAACAAATTTTCTAATGTATTTGCTGAGTAGTTTAATGTACTTTGATTTGTCTCGTTCTTCATAGACGACGCATTCTCCATTTTCACAAGCCATAATAATTACAAGTTTTTTGACAGAAATTCCTGTCAATTCATACAACATACAACCGTATGCCATACATTGTACGAAATAGTGATCGATCCACTCTCGTGGTTTTGGTTTAGCAGATGTTTTAAAATCGATTATCGCTAACTCGCCGTCATATTCTGCAATACAATCAACTGTTCCAGCAATACCAAGTTCTTTACTATATAGGGAACCTTCTAAAGCATGGATATTATCAATATTTTTGAGTTTATGTTTTGAGATTTTAAAAAGAAAGTCTGAGATTGGTGGAACCTTAGGAAGTTCTTCATTTTTCATGAAGTATTCAACCAAAGTGTGCATATCAGTACCACGTTTTGTAGCACGTTTGGTAATTCGATCTGCTTCCTCATTACCAACTTTTTTACGCCACTTTACAAAGATTTCTTTATTAAAATGACTGGTTATCGAAGTAATAGAAACCAGTCGGAGAAGTTCTTCTTCATCTGGAACTGAGTAATACCTTACTCCATCAATAGTCTCCCTCTCAAGTTGAGGGAGATTAATATCAACATGATTGAACATTAAAAACCTGCATCCATTTTAGCAATTAAGTATTCTTTACACAATCCAGAACGAACGATATCATCAAGTCCATACTCAATAACATCAAACGAAGGCATTGCTCTAAGAATTCTCATAAAATCAACAATACCATTTCTTTCATTGGTTTTTTGCAAATCAGATTGAGTTGCATCACCACAGAAACAAATTCTGGTATTTTCACCTACTCTTGTAATTATACTATCAAGTTCATGAAAATTCAAGTTTTGGAATTCATCTACAATAACAATTGCATTATCAAGTGTAGTTCCACGTAAGAATGAAGTACTCCAGAACTTAATTGTTTCCTGTGCTTTTAGATTGCCATAAAGCATTTCAAAATCAGAATCTGAAGGCATCTGGAACATGTATTTGACCATATTCTTATAAGGAATCTGATAGATATCAGACTTATCCTCATAAGTTCCAGGGAGGAATCCAATTTCTCTAGTAGATACAAGAGAACGGACGAGATAGATTCTCTCATATGGAGTGTTGTCACTTAAGACATCCTGTAAAGCATTATACAACGCAATAAATGTCTTTCCTGTTCCAGCACAACCATAGGCAATAAGATGTTTCCCCTCAGCATATGAATCAAAAAAACGTTTTTGATTGTCTGTTAATGGATCAATATCAACAAGAAAATCAGTATTGATCGGTTTCTTCCTTCTCATTTGCTTGGCAGTCATGCCAATTCCAATAGGGGAATCGTTCTTTCTCTTTCTAGTTGGCATAAGTTACTTAGATCTTTTTGACAGTTGAACCAGGTGCTTTTGATGCTTTAGCAAGCACATCATTCCATCCAGGATTTTTATTGACGAGTTTATCCCGCCATTCTCCAACCTCTCCAGGTTGAGGACAAGTTGAAGGGTCTGACCAATCCCTTTTCCAATCAGGATTGTCTTTACACCACTGAGGCCAATCGTGAACACTGAGTTTTATCTCTTTTTGTTCACCTGTTTCATCGTTAATTACAGGATATGTCGCCATGAGTTAAGAAATAATAAGATTCAATATAATTTTATTTAGACCCACTCAAGTGCTTCTGCACAAGTTGGGAACTGTTCGATAAAGATTTTTTTACAACCTTCTGCGAGATCCATATGTTCCTTTTGAGTGCCGTTAGCAGTTCTCAAATTAATATAATGGATCCATGACCGACACGAACCGGACATGTAAATTTTTGTAGGCGTGGCGAGTGGAAGCACAAACCGGGCACACTCCTTGGCAATTCCATACTCAAGCATCTCTTGATAGAGTTTCATACCTGCTTGAAAATGATTTTCCATTTTGATTTGAAACTCTTGATTAACAAATGGGTCAACATCATCAATGGAATTCTGGCGATTCTTAGTATCCTGTCTGCGAAGTTCAGGCAGAGGAATACGTTCTGCCAACATAGAACTGTCAGCGTACCGTTGTGAAAATTCTTGATATGTAAATGAGCGATGACGAAGCACTTGAGCTGCCACACCTCTGGTAGTTTCCAACTCAAGAGTCATAAATGCCTGCTCAAACACAGACCAGTGGTTGTGCTTAATACAGTAACCCAGCAGTTTTGCATAGTTTGGGTTTTCCTGATTATTGGGGTTAGATACTCTGGCAACATATGCCATCATTTTCTCCGCATCGGGAGTTACACTAATAAGTTTTACAGTCATAATCAGTCGGGATAACCATCATCGTCATTGAAAATTTCGTCGTAATCACGTATATGCTGTGATATCTGAGCATAATCCGTTGGGGAAGGTTTATATGCATCGACATCAGAATATACTTCTGCCTTGAGTCCGTCAACCAAAAGTTCCAGATTGCGGACAATGAGTTTTAAACGTTCTCTATCCATAAAAAAAGGCGTTTCCATCATTATAGCATAAAAAAAGGGGGGTGATAACCCCCCCCTTTTA